AACGATTTAAAGGAGGTATTAGGACTATGCTCAAAATTGAAAAGCGTAAAGACGGAAGATCACCCTACTATTACATAAAAGGCACACTGCGTTTTGGCAGAGAGTCAGTAGTAATTAATGCTGAAAGCACAGGGTGTGTTAAGTTAAAAGATGCACAAAGAGTTCTTACAAAAAGAATATCTGATCTTACTTCATCACTAGAGAATTTAGAATTTAAAACATTCGGTTATGCTACAGAGCAGATACTAAATGATCCTATCAATATGCCTAGTGTTGATAGACAAAAACATTTTGAAAAAAATGCAAAGCTGTTAGGTGATTACTTATTGAAAGATATAAATGTCAATACGATCACACAACTAGCTTATGAAAGATATCCTGTCATTAGACAATACAAAGGTATTAGATTTAGTGATCTTGAAATGGGTGATATGAAAATAGAAATGTCATCTAAGTATCATACTGTGAATACAGGCTATATCGTTCCTGTAGGGAGAGTAATGCACTATGCCAATGAAAACAAATGGTGTGCATATTTGCGAATGAGTAAGTTTCCTGTCTTAAATCAATCTGATAGACCAAAACATATTTTTACAATGGAAGAAATTAAAAGGTGTTTAGAAACCAATGCAGACTTTCAGATCAAACTATTGTTTGTATTTCTGATCTATACAGGTGCAAGAATACAAGAAGCGTTGAATGTGAAATGGTCTGATATAGACATGGCTAAACGGACAATAAGATTATGGCAGAATAAACAAAAAAAAGAGAGGGTAGCTCCTATTCATAGCACACTTTATGATTGGCTAATGAAAATCAATAATAGGGAAGATTATTTGTTTGAATGGAGAAATGTTAAGGAAAGAAAGAATACAGATTTAGGTCTGATACCTCGTTGGGATTATATGCTTGAACAAGCTGGAGTTGATAAGAGTAAGAAACGTCATGCTTGTAGGCATACATGGGCGACAAATCTTTCAGTATATAGTAATGCTACACCACAAGATTTAATGGATATTGGTGGCTGGAAAGACTATAGATCAGTAATGAATTATGCTCAGTCTAATAATGATAGAGTTAAAGAAAAGATTAATCAATTACCATAGGGTGTATAGTTCAGTGGTAGAATGTTTGCTCGACACGCAAAAGGTCATAGGTTCAAATCCTATTACACCCACCACTTTTTCAACACTTAGATAATTATTGGCAGTAGATATAGATTGACACTGCCTCGACACTACTTTATAGCTATGTATGATTCATGAAAAACATGGATTTTTAGGGAAAAGGGTGTTGGGAAAATGACAGGGAATGAAATAAAATGTCAACACAATCTCAACACTCTTTAGTTTCAATAATACACTTGTTATAGATTATTTGTATCGTACCTTCGTTGCCTTCTTTGTACTCATTATTGTCTAGGGAGTAGCTAGAAAACAATATTGTTTTGTCTTTTGTTTTTTTATGTAGCCAACCCACAGTCATGCAGATAGGCATACTCTTTTCCTCATAGGATTTTGCTTCTATCCATGACGGATCACAAAGACCACTATCAATCCATTTGACTAATAGTAGAGGTTTCATTTATTTCTTCTTCTTTTTTTTCTTCTTAGGGAAACCAGCCTTCATATTAGCATAAGCCTTATCACTAATAGTGCTTTTCTTTTTTGATCTGCTTGTTCCAGCTTTTTTTCGTTTATTAATATTTTCGTATAGAGACATTATTTCTTAGCCTTTTTCTTTGTTTTCTTCTTGTCTTTCTTTTTATCTTCATTTAATTTTTTTAATCCTTTAGATGTGTAAGAATATGACTTTCCTTTATACATAGGCATAATTTATTACTCCTTTAACAGTTCCACGCCCTACGAGACCAATAGTTTGCAGATAGTTTATTGTTTTTACCTTTGATCCCACCTGATCTCGCACAATAAGATTTCTTTCGTGCTGGTGAGTTCTTCTTAATGCTCATGTTAGGATCACCAAAGTTTATCTTTTTAACTTTGTCTCCGTCCTTTACGAACACCTTGAATTTTTTGACATCGCCCTTCATGGGTTTATTAAGTTTAACTGTTCTACCCTGATAAGTTGCCATCTAGTTCTACCTTTTCTTGTTTTTCTAATTGTTCTGTAAGTGTTTGATTTTGTGAGGAAGCATATTCAACTTTTGCTTTTTGTAATGCTATGACATCATCAACTGTAATTTTTAATTTTTCTTCTCTCAACAGTGCGTTCTTATCAGCCCAATTATCTAATCGTTCATTAAGAAATTTTATGTGTAAATCTTTTTCTTCGATATCTTTTCTAAGCTCTCTGTTTTCTTTCTTAGCTTTGCGTAGTAGTGCTTCTATTTCTTTTTGTGTACTCATTTTTTACCTAACACTTTACCCATTCCTCTTAAACCAAATGAACTTGCTATTGCTCCATACATCGCAAATTGAAACCACTGTGGAGTTCTTGAAAGAGCGTCAAAACCTCTCTCTGTATAGGGTTGTAATGGTGGAATAAAACACATACCTATGATAATAATAAACAAGATAGTCCACGCTTCGTCTTTCCAAGAGTCTTTAGAACCTTTGATAGCTTCTAAGTCGTACTCTATCTCACCTTTAATCTGTTTATTTAGTAACTCTGTCTTTGCTTTAATCTCAGTAACTTTCTGTTCAGCTTTTGCTTTCTTAGTATCTACGACACCTTTAACAACTTCACCAGCTACTCCCAGCAATGGTTTTAATAACATTTGAAACATTATATATTCCTCATTGTATCTGCCAGTTCGTTAGCTCTATTTGGGGTTTGTTTTGCCCATCTGCTATCTAACATTTCTTCACTGGCAGATTGATAATCACACTTATTTAAGTGGTATTGAAAGTTTTTAAACTTTAATAATCGTGGCAGTCCTAGTTGAAAAGCCATATTAATAACACAGCCAAAAGCGACAGGATCAATATTTTCTTCTTTCGTGAAAGACCTTGCATCTTTAACAGCTTGATCGAAGTCTCTTTCGTAGAACTCCATAATCTTTGTATCATCATATTCTATTCCTTCCTGTAAGTCGTCTGAGGGTAGTACCAAGTGTCCAACACCAAATGTAGCGTTGCCCAAGTGATCTTTATAAACTTTATTAATCTTACCTTCGTGTTTGATAATCTCTTGTTTTATTTCTTCGTACATTCTATTAGTTTCTCCAAATACCATTTAGCTTTTTCTAAATCTTCAATGCCATTCTTTTGTTTATGCCTAACGACATACTTGATAATGTTGCCTTGAAAATAATCTAGTTTAAATTCTGCTATAAAATCAGATACCTGTATCTTCGTACCAATATAATATGGTGGATTTATTTTATCCTTCATAATTGTCGTACCCATCTGTTTCCTCGTTTAAGGATCATAGGTATCAAGTGTGGCACACCATTTATAATCATTCCACAACCTAGTACAGGTCTCCTAATATTAACCTTTGAGTAGGCAAATGCAAGTGAGTCTTTATCTATAAGACAGCCTACATTCATACCCCATCGAAGGTTCTCAGGACTTGACCAATACCCAATCCTAAAATCAGTATGGTAGTGACCTTGTATAAAATTCATGCCTATAGACATGGAAGATTTTACAGGATCTTTATTCATGTTATGGCAAAAGTAATATTCACCATATTTATCTTTAATAATTAATCTGTCGTGCCAACGCCATTTCTGTTTATCGACACCTAGTATATCTGCGTAGTCCTTCACTGCAAGAGAAGGGAAACCATGATGTTTCCGTTTTCGATAGACCATACTCCCATGATTACTATGAAGTAAATCCATTTTAGGAAATAACTTCTCAATCATTTTGATCTTGTATATCCCTAGCTCTAGTTCTTTAGAGGCATTAGGTAGGTCAGGATCTGAGTCATGAAACGATAAAGCATGATAATCAAGCTCATCGCCTATACAAACAACCCTGTCAGGTTTATATTGTTTTTTAATAGCTTCTATAAAAGCAAAACTATCAGTATGACTGTATGGTTCGTGAAGGTCTGAGATTATTAAAATCTTAGACATCTTCCCCCTTATGTTGTTGTCACCTCTTTTGTTGTGCAAAATGTTGTTACATAAACATCAGGAACAACCATTATTTTACTTGCAACTAAAACAGCATCTACCTTACATTCTTGTAAAGTATTATACATTGCCTGTTGATTTACTTTTGTGATACAAGTTTTATCAAGTGGTACAGTAGGTGACTGAATACATAACCACATGATTAAAAAAAACTTCATTAATTACCTATAAGGTAGTTCTCTATCCATATTATTTTTTCTTTGATAACAGCTATGTCTTGTTGCATATAGGATATAGAATCTGCTTTTGCCTCGACAGCTTCTAATCTTTCTGACCACATTCCCCAAGTCATTGCTAACGATGCAATAATCACTAGGTAAGGTAATACTGTTTTCATATCAAAGTTCATTTAGACCACTCTACCTTAAACTCATTTCCTTTTTGATCTTGGATAGACATCGTTTGTTTTTCTGTTCCATAGATTTTAGGTGCTAGTTTTCCAGCTTTAAAGTGAACATTCTTTTGTATAATCTCTAATAGTTTAACCTTAGTCATATTTAACTTAGGATCTTTTTTTGCTTGTTCTAACAAGATATCTAAATCTTCTATCGTGTAGAGGACACTATCGTGTTTTGCTTGTAGGTATTGTTTGTTTAGCTTTTCGTCTTTGTTGATCCATTGTCTTAGTGTTGTCCAAGATACATCTAATTCTTTGCAACATTCACGAATGGTTTGACCTCTCGCTAACATTTCAAATAAATCAGAAAGGATAGACTGTTTGTATTTACTAGGTCTATTGCCTTGTTTTCTTACTACTGCTTTAGTCATGATGATTTCCTTCAGTATTAGTTTGCCTAATACTCTTTATAAATTCTCTACCTTCTATGGTTTCAATATCAGCTTCTACTTTTGCACAAGATATTTGAACACTATCAGACATATTTCTTTTCATTATTCTTTTTTTCTCTAAGCAATCGTTGATACCTTTCGTAATAGTATGCTCTATCATTTGCCCATTACTGAATAATAATAATGCGATTATAATTTTAGTGACCATTCTGTCGTACCTTGTCCTTTAATGATTCTATGTCCTCTAATGCCTTATCCATATCTGCTTGAAGTCTTTTAATATTGACTTTGTTGTGAGACATATTTTCTAAATCCTCACTCATGCTTTCTACTTGTCCAGCTATGAATTCCAACAACATAAATTGTTCTTGATCTATAGGGGTTTGATCTGCGTTTTTTACAAGATCAGCTTCAAATAAAGTTGCTCGTGTTTCTAAGTTATTTATTCGTTCTTGGATTTTGAAGAAAGCCATTGTTCCAACTGCAATCGCAACAGAAATAGCTATAAGGTTTCGCATCGGCATTGATACCGATGTGTTGTCCGATATCTTCATTTACAAATACAGTCGTAGTCTTCGCAACACTCACACATAATTTAACTCTTTGGATATTTATCTTTTGTAGCTTTGATAGTGGTTTTCCAACCATCAACGCCATTGTGATATATGTCATCTAGCTGATCTGCTATAGATGGATATTCATCTGCTCTTTTTCTCTGATACTCGTTATTGTCGTAAGCAGTTTGTAACTCAGCTTTCTTTGCTGATACTTGACTCCATGTAAAATCCTGTGTGTCTTTGTAGATGGCACTGCCATTCTCATCAGCACCAGAGATATATTTTACATTGGCTTCGTACTCAGTTTGATTGCTAGGTTCACCATTGACTACTACTTGAGCGTTTGCATCAAGAGCTTTGATTGCACTTATTATATCTGTCATTGTTTTTCTCCTTTAATTTTCATTATGCTAATACCTCGATTAGTGTGATTGATGAAACTCCTCTTGCACCATACATGGCATCAGTATCGTTTCGAGTTCTATTTAGATATATAGTTTGAGGTCCTGAATTAGCTCTCCAATATCCTTTATAGGTAACTTCTGATGCTGTATTTGGCGTATCTAAAAACATTGTTGAATCTACTCTTGCAGTGTTACCCGCTTGATGATAAGCATAAAAATTAACACCATCTCTGCTTCCAGAAGCAACACCATTTCCAACAAAAGAAGAACCATTATCTCTGCTAAATTTTATATGACCATGATTACTAGAAGCAATAGTAACATTAGCAAAAACTAAGATTTTACTTGAAGTTGCTGAAGGAGTTATTGATGCTTCAAATCCACTAATAGCACCATAAGAAGTAGATGTTGTACTCCTTGTTGCAGTTAATCTAGTTTCAACTACTTGACCAATCTTACCTGTATCAATACCACTAGGCAAAGCACTAACAGCAGAGATTGATTGATTGTTTAATTTAATTAAGCTCATGCTAGTACCTCCATTAGTGTAATTGTTTGTGGAGTTCTTGAGTGTTGAGCATCATTATTATCAGTTGTTCCTCTACCATAATACAAAGTTCCACCACCAACAGCACCACCTTGTATTTTGTACACTGTAGCTGAATTTTTATTTGGTGAGTCTAAAAAATTAATATTATATGGCATTTGTGTAGTATCACCTATAACTCCACTATACGCACCAGCTCCAAAAGCTTGTGTTCTATTACCAGAGGCATCACCAACTGCTATTCTTGTTGAATCTCTAAATAAAATAGTAGATTGAGAATTATCAGTTGAAGAAACATTAACAGTTACACAAACTAAAACTTTACTATCAGTAGCACTTGGAGTTATAGATGCAGTTAATCCTGTAACATCAACCAAAGAACTAGAGCTAGTTGAAAATACATCTGTCTTAACAGTTTGGATTACTTGACCAATCTTACCACCACCGCCAATCGTAGCACTACCACCCAGTGATACCGCACTACCATTTAGTGTGATTGAACTGTTAGCAAGTTTCGCATTAGCGATTGTTCCGTCTGTAATCTTTGCGTTAGTAACTGCACTGTCAGCTATCTTAGCTGTAGTCACATTACCATCAACAAGTTGAGAAGTTCCTACTGAACCACTACCTACTGTCGTTAAGGTGATTGCTCTTTCTGCAAGAATAAAATCTATAGAATCTGAAGAAGTTAATGCTGAATCAAATACAATCGTACTACCAGATACTGTGTAGCTTGACTGAGGTTTCTGAATAACACCATTTAAACTAACTGTTAAACTCTCTGCACTACTAGGTACATACGCAACACTATTTAATAATAGGTTATATGTAGCTGT